AGAGGATTTTCAGTGTTAGTAATTGTAGTGTCTAAAGGTAACATTTGAAAAGTCTTCATTGCTACATATGCCTTAGCTAGATTGTTCTTTCCCCAGTCTTCTCCTAATGAGTGACGTGGTAGGGCATTCTGATCTAACATGATAACAGTACCAAGCTCATCTACTAATATATCAGCTATCTGATTATTTACAATGTTGTAACCAATTTGAAATGGTTTCATTAAATCTACTAAAGCAACTGATCTAGTATTTCTATCTCCAAATACAGCTCCTTCTACAGGAAGTTTACAACCATATAATGTAGCATCTCCTTTAAATTGAAATGGTACACGTCCTGGTTTACCTCCATTAAGTCCTAAATATATAGGATTGATACCTCCTGGGTTATTCATACCCCAGAAAGCTGGACGGTTAGGACCAATCTTTACACCACCCCAAACTTCATTAATCCATATCCAATCTATATGTTCTCCAAAAACTAAATTATCTTTAGTTTTTTGTTTCCAAATAGATGTATCATATTGAGGTTTATCAGTGATTTTATATTCTTCACTAATTATATCTTGAACTAATTCTCCTTCTGTTGTTATTTTAGTAAGATGCCCCACCTTTCTTTGACTTTTCCAATAGATAGTTGAAACCCTAAGCATATAGCTTTTACCAAAGTCTTGCAAGTCTTCTGAGTCTGAAAGAATCCATTGTACAATATCTCCAAACTGACTTCCGGCATCATATAAAGAAGTAAATTGTCTATAAGCCAAAGAAGGCATTTGAGTATTCCACTCGTGAGATCTAGTTGGGTCATAATATGTTCCGTCATTTTGATATCCTTGTATAGCATATCCAGCTGAACGAGCTGGGTAAATTGCTTCTAAAGCTTCCAATTGTTCTTCTGTCATCATCCATCCATACTTATCTACAACATCTGATATAGACATCATATCCATCTTACCCACCCAGTTACCCTGAGATATGTAACGTACATCTGGTGATTTATGATAGAATGTAAGCAAAGGATTCCATAGTTCTACTTCATAGTCATCTTCTCTCATATTAAAATGCCAAAATTCTCTATCAGTAATAAGCATATCACGGAAAGCCATTTCTTCTAGTTCTTGCATTTTAAATCTTTCTTCATCTACAGCCATCTGATGAGAAGCCCACTCTTCAATCATAGATTTATAATCTTTCTTAAAAAACTGTTCAATTTCAGGAAGAGATTTAAGTTTTTCAGGAGACATTTCTTTTTGTGCTTCTTCACTATTTATATCAAGCCCCATTTCCATCATTGTGCTCATTTGTTTCTTTTGAGCTTGTTGAAGTAAGGCATCCTCAATCATTTTTCTTTTTTGCTCTAACATTTCATTATAAGACATGTCATCTATAGCCCTAAATAAAATTTTAGATGTACGTTTAGAAAATTCATTAGTAAGTACATTAATTACGTTAGGAATGATAGGATAAAATTTAAGTTCAAATGCTGATACATCTTCTTGAGTGAGAGTGTCTATAAGATCGGCCATCTCATTATCTTCTTCCACTATATAATCTTGTTTATCTATAATACCTTTAGCTAGTTTGTAGTTTTTCATTAAACGTCTAGCATTACGTCTAAGTTGTTTCATACCTTGAAATTCTAACCAATCAAGGTTCCATGCTCTCCATTGGTCGTCTTTTTCTTTCTCTGATACAAATTGAAAAGGCTGAACAAGAGTACCCATTTTATTGTACTCCACCTTTGCACCAGATTTTAATTGTAAAGCATTATATATTTGCATGATTAATTAGTTACGATGTGATGTATTCATAATTGACATAAGTAATGTCTTTTGGTCCTGTTGTATTAGTAAATACAAAAGTGCCAGCATTTAAATCTGAAATAGTGGTTGTTATCATCTTATATTTTTAAAAGCACTACGAGAAGGTTTCATCATAGATGATGTAGGCTTCCCAGCCCCAATATGTCTAAAGGGACTATAATTTAATTTACTAAATTTTCTTGAGATGTCCAAGTTTTTGTTTGTGTCCTCTACACGTTTAGACATTCCTCTATTAGCTTGTTGAACTTTAACAAATGCTACTAAAGAACAGAATGCTACAAGTCTATCTACGTTAAGCCCATCTTGGTATGCTTGCATTTCTTTAAGCAGCATTGGGTCAGGTATACGTTCTACTCCGTATATAGTTTTAGTTATTGTTCCATCCGGATCCATTTCTTGGTCAAGCTCTTCTTGTAAAAATTCTATACCATAACTTAGAATAGTACCTTTAAATAATGTACCTACGTTTTTCCACCCATATTCTTGAAATACATTAGCATTAGCTCCTATGTCTTTAAGAAATAACATCATGCTCTTAGGTATAAGATATCTTTGTTTTTTTCTTTCCATCATATAATGAATAAACAAAGACACGTTATTCTCTACTAATGTCCAGGCATTATACCATTCTATAAGTATTTCTAAACGTTCATGTGTTTTCTTTATATCATCAAATCTTCCACACCATGATGCAACTATACCATCTCTTTCTATAACATGGTTTATTTTATCACCATCTTTTTTAATTACTTCTACAGCATTTTTATAGACATATATAGAACAAAGAGAATCTGATGTAGTTGTTTTACCTTCACTTACAGGATCCACAGAAGCATAGTACATACCGAATGTCGGATTTTTACAAGGACGTTCATAAACACATATCACTCCTTCTTTATCATCAGCTTTTTTACTTAATGGAAATTCCATAATAGGAGCTTTTCTAGAAACTTTATCTATAATTTTACCTTCGGCATCTCTTGTAAGTTCCAGATACTCAACAGGATAGAGTTTATCTTCTATACGTTGAAGTTGTTTAGAAACAAGGTGAGGAGGAAATACAGATTCTTTTCTAGTAGCAAAAGCTTCTTCTATAGTGGTGGGTTTTTGAGATATACGTAATTGATATTGATCAGGAGGTAGATCTTTATACCACTGTTTACGTTCTTCCTTAATAGCTTCCAAAGCTTCTTTAACTAATGAGTTACCTGCTTCATCTATGTACGGAGGCATACTCCATTGTTCCGGAATAAACAATCCTGTTTCTCCAATGGTTCCTTTGTTATCTATTAAGTTGGTCTTCACTGCAAACATACCATACCTATGTGGGTATAGTATCATGTCTTTCAAAGGCTGACACTGTTCAAGGTCACCCACTGAGCCGGCAGCTATAAACGTACCTGTTGTCACCATACCAGATTGCATAGCTGGTCTCATGAACTCATATGTGTCCATCATCTTAGGAGCAATACCTGCCTCCTCATGAAAGAAGTAGGTTACAGGACCACCGACACCATTGGTTGGATCTTTCTCAAATGATGTACCAGTGATGATGCTTTTATTACCCTTGTAAGTGTCACGGTTATTCACCCTCACTTTAATTCTCTGCTGCCATGAGAATATCTTATCAGGCTCAGATGGTCTGTACCAGGCTGTATGTTCGTTAAGGAAGTTACGATATTCATTCAACATTCTCCAAGAACCTTTCTCAGAAATGTAATCTTTAAGGCTGGCCCCTATTTTATTTACAGATCCTTCTTCAAACCAATAAGCATTTATAAGCTTGGCCATGTGAAAATAAGAAGATGCTATCTGACGTTTCTTTAAAATAGGAAGATGCTTATAAGATAGTTCTCCAAGACATTCGTACAAAGCCATGTGGTATTGGGCATCCCTCACCTTGGCAAAGTCAAATCTTTTTTCTTCTTTATCGTAAATAGGAAGAAAGTTAAGCCACATGTAATAATCTCTAGTTACATACCACGTATTATCTCCTTCTTTATAAATTACACCATGCCTACACTTACCTTTTTGTTCATCCCAATAAGTCATAAAGTCTTTGCTTTTTAAGGGAGCTTGACAATAATAACCTTGCTTTTGGAACCTTCTAGCCTCATGATTAAATTGTTTAGAAATACTCACTGTAAGATTATACCCTTCATCTGGGCCGGCATCTTTAAACACTGACCTTACAAAATCACGATATCCTTCCCTTGTATAAAATGTTGTTACATCCCATACACCATTATCATACGTAGGTATTTCTATATAGTAGTTACTCTGCACCTTCTCCGTTTATAATATGTTCTATTACACCAGTGCTGCCTTTTGCTTTATGTAATAATTCTAAAAGAGTATTAATGTTTTTACTTCTAAGAACATTTGCATTTTTGTAATCATTCCAATATTCATGATATGATTCTCTTGGAATAGCTGCCCATTGTTCTGTAAAAGAATTAAAATGAAATACCCAGTCGTTTAAATAAGATTGTTCCATTAGTTATTTTTTAAATCATGTAAAGTTTTAGTAAATAATTCAAGATTAGGTGTCAATGTTGATTTAAGCATTGGTGCAGCTTTAATCATTTCTTCATAAGTTTTTATTACATCTGTTAAGGAATCAACTTCATTTTTATCATTTAAGTTATTTTTAATATCATCCATTTTAGATATTAATGATGTAATTTTTTCAAAATTAATTGTAGGATTTTTCTTTAAATCTTCTATAATAGTTTTTGATTCTTTAGATTTCATAGTTTTTATTTTATTGGTCGTAAGCTAAGTTTTGTCCTCCACGCACACTAGATTGTTGTTCTTCCATCAAATCTTTATACACTCCTTTAAAAGATTGACGTACACCATCATACTTTTCAGCCATTCTAAGTAGGGCTGGGCTAGATCCGTCTCTACCAAATGTAAGTTCTTCTGTAGCCATACTTTTGCCCATTTTATCTAAGAATATTTTAATACCTTGGTATGCTCTATACGTAGGAGTTTCATACATCTTTTTGCACATAATTAGAGCATGTGTAATCTTATTATCATCAAGACTAAAATCAGCATCTATTTCTTTTAGTATAAGGTGTTCTTTATCTTCTTCAGGTACATCAAAGAAAGGATTCATATCTGGATTAGGACAGGTCATATAAAACAAATATGCATATATCTTAAGATGGTCATCTGGATTTTCATCCATAATATCTTTAAGAAACTTAAGTGTATAGCAATGTTCTGATGGTATCACTTTACCGTTTTGTATATCAAATAGTCTTATCATCGTCATCTAGTTTTATATATATACCATCTATTATTTGCAAAGCAAGTGAACCATGATGGTATAAAAAGTTTTTCTTTTCTGAAAATCCTGTTATTACAATTATTTCTCCCACCTCTATAGTACCAAAAGTTCTATCTCCTAATTTATTATTAGTTATTAAAAGTCTATCTCCTATTTTTAAGTCTGTCATTTTTTTAAATCTAATGTTTCATTATGGTGAATTCTTATTTGATCACTTCTATAATGTCTTACAAGTCCACCTTCACATAGCACTACACACCATATATCATTTTCAAATGTTCCCCCATTTGACACATATATAGCATATCCTTCTTTATTATTTTCTACTATTACAGGTATAGGGTTTTTAAATTCTAACATTATAGTTTTTCTTTTGTCTGTCTTAGTAAATCCTTTATTCCATTTCTAGCCATCCCTCTAAGAAGAGATTGGTTTTTTAATTCATCATTATGTATCCAGCTGATTCTACCAAAATGTTTTTCTTTTTCAGACATGTAACATTTTCTAGCTTTTTCTGTCATATCAAGAGTTCCTTCATCATACTGATCTAGTAACTCTGCTAATGTAAATATGTTATTTTCCTGAGTATTCATATTCTAATATTTTACCTACAAGATCAGATCTATGGTTATGTTTAAGTTTGATGTATTGTATTTCTGAAATCTTTTTAGATAGTTCTATAACATACCTAAGTCCATTATCTCCAGAACCCCTGATATCTGTTTGTTCAAGATCTCCATTAATAATTATCTTACCATTTACGCCAAGTCTAGTGAGAATAGCAAGCATTTCAGCTTTGGTTAAGTTCTGAGCTTCTTCTACAATAAGAACATCATCTACTGT